AAACACACCCAGATTTAACTATTTCTTTTTCTTCTTTTGTTAAATTAGTTTTCTTTTTAGTAAAGTGGTTGTATCCTGTTTTTTTAGAATAGCTTCCATCTTTTAATTGATTCTCTTTATGATTAAGTAAAATGATATGCTCAGTTTCTCTAGGTTTAAATGTTTTCTTAACCTCCTCCTCCACTTCTGCCTTGCGTTGAGTGAGTTCAGCTAAAAGAATACTGGCTTTTTTTGAATCGAAAGCAAAACCATTTTCTATTTGTTTACTTATAATTTTTCTTGTATCGTGTTCGATGTGGATAGAGTGTTGTGAAAATTCTTTGCTTTCTTTTTTAAGAATATCATATACTTTTTTATTTATCTTAACATCTTTTATACAGTAATCTAACATAGCTTGAGAGAACTGTGAGAAGTCTTCGTGATCATCTTTAGAAAAATCTATCTTTCCTCCCCACGCTTTTAAGCTATGTCCTTTGTCTCGGTTAGGATTACAAAGTTGAGATAGGGTGAGAGTATCTACTATCTTACAGTGTTTATATAAATCTACCCCACATATGTTTTTAATAGCAGGTATGTCAAACCCTATAATGTTATGTCCAATTAAAGTATCAGCAGACTTTAAAAGATCTACTCCTTCTTTAATTTCATCTGGTTTGAAAGTATACAGTTTACCTTCATCATCTAGTGCAACAATACACCAGATAATTGTAGCCTCCTGATTTATTTCTTCTGTAAGCTGATGTTTTAATAAACCGTTTGCCTCTATATCAAATACTAAATTCATTAGAAGTCCACCTCACTATCATCTAGTCTTAGTTGGAACTCGTTATACTCCTCAGATAGTCTTCCTGTTTTAGAATCATAGACAAGGGCAGTAGCCATGCCGACATCTCCTGTGTACCTGGATTTAAGTACTCTAAGTTTGGTTGTTCTGGATTCTAATTCATCATCGGATTGTTGATTTCTTTCTAAGGCGATTACACAGTCAGATAGCTGTGCTATTGCTTGGCTTCCTCTTAGGTGGGATAAGTTTACTTCGACACCGTTCTCATGTCCTTTGTTTCCTTCTACTCTACGAAGGTGTGAGACAAGTATTAAACCTGCTCCTGTCTCTTCTACCATGCTACGAAGTCTTGTCATAATATTATCAATAGCTCTTCGTTCATCACCCTCTGCAAGAGAACTGACGAGCATATGTAAGTGATCTACGATTACCCATTTGCAATCGCATCCAACTATTAAGTATCGTAGTTTATTAAAGATAGCTTCGATGTCGTTTGTTCCGAAGTGTGCGTGAATAAATACATTGTCGTTGCTGAATAGCTTATTGTATTTTTCTGTGAGGTATTCTTGAGAATGTTCTTCTCTGATGTGATCTATATAAAGTCTTGAGTTAGTTTCAATGGATAGGATACCATCAACAGTTCTCTTCCAATCTTCTTCAAGAGCTATGATACCTACATTGTCCTCTGTAGTATTAATAATCCAATGCTCTAGCTCTCTTGTTATGGAGCTTTTACCAAGACCTGTACCCCCTGTAAGGGTAACGAGTTCTCCTTGTCTCATGCCATACAGCTTTTTATTTAAGCCTTTCCACGGATAAGGAACACTGTCTTTTTTATCTCTATTTAAAAATTCGTTTTGTTTTTCAGATACTCGAATGATACCTGTAGGTGTGTAAACTTTAGCATCCCACCAACAGCTTGTAAACTCAAGGTGTCGTTTCTTTCTTAGCATATCGTTGGGATCTTTGTAGCCAGTAGGAAGTGTATATATCTTAGCCTTTCCTGGTTTTAATAGTCTTGCAACTTTATTTGCCGCCTCCTTGCCTTGTTTATCTGTATCAAAACAAAGGACAACATTTTCAAAACTTTCTACATATTCTAAGTTTTCTTTTATATCTCTTACTGCAGACTTTGCTCCGTTCTTTACAGAGATTACCGCCCACTTACTTCCAAGTAATTCATAAGCGGCCATAGCATCACATTCTCCTTCTGTAATTGTGATGTACTTTCCTCCTTCTTTAAAAAGATTCTGTCCAAACAATTGTGTTTCTTTTGGAGAGCCTACCCAATAAAAATCTTTATTAACTGTTTCTCGAACTTTATAAGATAGTCTTTCATTGTCAATTGAATAAGGATAGTGGTGTTTTGCAATGACTCCTTTTGTATCATAGGATATTCTAACACCATATTTCTTTGCTGTTTCTAGGGATATTTGTCTGTCTGATAAAGGAGCGAAAACTCCTTCTTGTTTATTATCGTCTTCAATAATTGTTAATTCATCTTGTTCTATCGTTTCGTTGTTGACTTTGTTTCTTGGAAAGAACTCGTCACAACTAAAGCATTTTGAAGAGCCATCTTCGTTTATTGATAAGGCATCACTACTGCCACACTTAGAACAAGGTTGATGTTTCTTTACAAATTTAAGCGTTGTGTTGTTCATTGGATCTCCTTAAAAAAAAGCTAGGCACTCCTTAGTCTATCTTCAGTTCGTACAACCTCTAAGAAATACCTAGCTTTAAAACTAATTGTTAGATTTTACTGCGTCTGTTTCTCCTCCTTCCTTATCTTCATCAGCAGTAACAGGTGAGTTGCTGTTTACGATTTCAACTATCTTACTTGAAAAGAAGTTAAGACTTGCTTGCACCTCTTCGAGATCAAGAGTTAAATTAACTTTCTTTTGATTTAGTCTCTGAACTCTACCGAAAACTCCTTGTGCTTCTTCGGGTAGATCTTCTACAAATATTTGAACATCGTCTATTGTAATAAAAGGTTTTTCTTCTGCCATTAGAAATCCTCCGAATCAGAGACAACAGCTTCAAACTCATCGCCATCACCTGCTTTGTAAGATATTAAATCTAAAACTTGCATAGCTTGGAAGTCCAATCCTTTAAAGTTTCCATACTTGTTGCTCACTTCCCACTCGTTAAACTGTACTCTAACTTTAGATCCGTTACCAACAAGAACATCATCATCAATGGAGTTCTTACTAGCATCTACAAGTTTAGGTGGTTTGCGCACCATACCATTAGGGCCATTGACTTTGCGTTTAATTTGCAACGCTTTTCCAACAACCTCATCATTTACAACTAAGGTTTTGACTTTATATCCTCTGCCTTCATACTTAGATGCAACCTCATCATCAACTACTAAATCAACAGTATAAACTGGCTCGTACTTGAGATTAGGATTTCTAACACTAGCCCAATATGCTAGTCCACTTTCTATTGCCATAATCATTTCCTCTTTAGTTGGCGGTTAAAAAATTCAGAAGTGGTTTCTCTTCACTAGACCACTTAACTAGCCTGAAATGTATCAGTTAATATTATTAAGTTTAGACTACACAACAATGTAAGGAGATTATGAAAGGTATAATAATATTAAAAAGAAATTGTGAATCATGCCGAGAAGTATAGCACCTCCTACTCCTCATGGCAACCTATTATGTAACGCTTAATTTAAAAGACATTTCACAATTAGTTTGCACTTCGTCTTTAATTATAAAAGGTAGGTTAGATACATACTTACTGACAGCACTCTCTAATCTTGAAGGTGCTTCGTTAGAAACAACGCTGGATACAATCGCTTCTCCTTTTGAATTAACATCGAAATGAACAGTTATATTGTAATCTCCTTTTCTTTTAGATCTGTCAACTGCTCTTTGTATTCCTTTAGTGCTGTTTTGTTTTCCAGGATTTAAAGAAAAACTACAGTCCTTTTTAGGATAGGATTCAATTGCAGTATTCTTTTCTTCGGCTTGTCCTCTAACATCTTCTAAAGGAACTGGTATATCAACAGGCTCTTCTACTATTTTTAATAGTTCTATTTCCTGTAAAACATATTGGAGTTGTTCTTTTAAAGTTGAATCGTTTTGAATTACACTATTGATTGTAGTGTTTATCTGCTCCATATCTGCATTGAGTTTATCAACAAATTCTTCAATACTTTTTCTAGACATCTTAACTTCGTATTCAAAGAATCTTTTATTATCTTCAATAGATATGTAAGCGTTGCGCAACTCATTACTAGATATAGCTTGAGCCGTTCTTGCTTTAACATCGAGGACATCTTTTTGTATGTCTCGTATTGTAGAGTCTATGTAGTTTATAGACGTTACTTGACTATTTAACTGTTCATTAATGTAGTTGTTATAGAAGTTTAATACTACGCTGTTAATGATTAATGAAACAATTATTGTTAATGATATTGTTTTATACATTGCTTACCTCCGTTTTATAGTAACTCTGTAGATTATACAGACTATTTTTTAGTTTGTCAAATTTATCTTTCATGGATGTAAACATCTACTCGTTGAGCATCTTCAAGCCTACACTCTCTCCAGTTTATAAAGCCACTAGGGTATGTATATTTATGTAGGTTGGGGTTGTTCTTACCAAATCTACCATGAAGTTTTACATAAAGTTTTCTTCGTATATGCTTGTTAATAAACTTAATTGTGTCTCGTAAAACAGCGAGTCGATATTCTCCTAATGTGTCTCCTTTTTCCACGGTCATAACATACGCTTTAGTTCTTGATCTTTTCATCTTTCCTCCTCATTCTATTTAGTTCACAGGTGGCGCAAAAATAAATCCAACCATTGAATGCACCATGTTTTATTGTTGCTTTGTTTTTACACTTACTGCACTTAATCAATGTATTACCTCCTCCTTATTTTCAAGTGCGTCTAACACTTCTTGCTCTGCCTCTGCAAGTCCTGCTATTAAACCTGCAGTTTCTTCTGCACCCATAGGGTTTAATAGTCTTGAAACTAAAATACAAACTATCTGTTTTATAGTTGCTTCATCACATGTTGTCTCAATCTCTGAAACATGTTTTATTATTTTATCTATATCTTTAAATGTTCTCACATCTTCTCCTTTTTCCATTTTTTATATGATACTTCTTCATATCTATATTTTTGATTATATTGTAGTCTATCAAAAAAGTTAGCAAAATCTTTTATACCTTTTGTTTTATATAATGTGTTATTAGAATAATTATCTCTTATTTGTTTCCATCTTCCCTTTCCAACATGGTACTCATAAATAAACTTTTTTAAATTTCCTTTTCCATCTTTTCTTGGTACAGGTTTTGAAATTAAAGTTACAATGTTATTTTTTATTTTATAATTTATTTTATATTTATTTAATATATTTTTTACATCCTCTACACTTTCGTCAACAACATATTCTTCATTTGCATTAGGAAGTAAAAACCTGTTATAAAAATCTTTTATTCCTTTTGCATGATAATGTTTTTTTGGATAACCGTTCATTACAAAAGTATGCCATCTACCTGTAGTATAATAATAAGCATATTCTTTACCTTGAAAATAAATCCAAAGCATTGTTGCTCCTAATCTTTTTTCATATTTAACTTTGTGTTTATCTAAAAATTTACAAACATCTTCTACAGTTTGTTCTGTTTTATGTTTAAAAATAAGTTCGCCTTTAGAATTTACTCTGTTAAACTTCCAGTCGTATTCTTCTTTCTCATACATTTAAATTATTTCTCCTCGTCAATTCGTTTAAAATTTTTTGTTTAAGTTTAGGCTTAGTCCTATCCTCATTATAAAGATTTAAAAGCTCATTTCTGGAAATACCTTTAATGTAATAGTGTTTAACTGTAGTCTTTTTAGTTTGCCTGTTGTAGCTTTTACTACTGGGTTTTAATTTTGTCGGCACGATCTCCTCCTCCTTTTATATCTGATTGCATTTTAACATACTCCTCCTCTAGTTCTTTCCAATTACTATCGGCATAACTTGGAGGAACATTTGTATTACCTTTTAAGTGCTGTTGTTTTATCTCGTCTTCGATTAGTTCAGCAACACACCACAAAGCTCTAGTAACCCCATAAGGTTTTCTCAATCCAAAGGGTACATTTTTTCGTAACGCTGTTAAGGTTAGTTCAATGCTGTAAAGCATTTCTAATTTTTTCATAGTTAATCTTCCTCATCATCCCACTCAAACTTCCAACCAAGTTTAAGACATAGCTTTTTATATACTTCTCTACCGCCCATTGTTAAACATTGATAATCCCAACCTAAATCATCTACCAAATTTTTTATTTCTTCTAATTCTTTTTTAGTCATACAGCAACTCCATTGGCATCATAAGACCAGTTTGTTTTTCCTTCTACATTATGTCTTATGCCTTTCAAAATATGAGCAACTACATCTACTGTCCACCCATTGCCTAACATTTTATATCTTTGTGTATCTGATACATGATTAGTATAGTTATCAGGAACAGTCTGCAACCTCTCACACTCAAGAGGTGTTAGTTTTCTCCAATGTAAATTATCTACACTATCCCATTCGTGCCTATCATAAGAACTTCTACCGCCTGACCTAACTGTTTTAGATTTCTTTCTTATAACTACTTTAGGTTCTCTGTTACCTCCACCCATTGTATTAAGTGTTGGTGCTTTTCCTTGAGGACTATAAACTCTTTTGAGTAAATCATGTCCCTTTAAATCTGCTTCGCCTACTTGAATACATCTAGTAACAACCACATTATCTTTTTGAACTGTGGTAAGTGAGTTAGTTTTATCGTCAAGTCTAAGTTCTAACTGTTGTTTAATCTTTCCGTCCTTGTCATAACGACCACGAATAGCACCGCCTGAAATATATCCATTAGCATAGCCATGTGTTCCTGCACATACAGTAGGGCCAGGTTTTGTAATGTCGTGTATGGTATTGGCTTGGCTTTTGTAATTAGGATTTAATTGATCTCCTCCTGTGTAATTCTTTAAGAGTTTATCTCCTGCTAGATACTTAGGATCGAGATCTTCTAATGGCTCTAATACATCAGCAAGTATCAATCCCCTATCTTCTGGCATATCAAAAGGAATGTTAGTCCAATAAAGTCTGTGACGATTCTGTGCGCTAACTAAATTTGAATTAATTACTGTTGGCTCAATCCCCATGTACTCACTGATAATGTCCTGAGATTCTTTTTTCATTCGGACATTTTCAAGTAAGAAATATTTAGGCTTGAGTATCTTTAAGACTCTAACAAATTCAAAGAACAGTTTACTTCGGGGATCTTCAAAGTTTAAACCTTTACCTGCAAAACTAAATCCCTGACAAGGTGAGCCACCCATAACAAGATCAATGCCTATGTGTTTTCTAATAAGTTCTAATCTAAAGTCTTCAAGTTTAGTTATGTCTCCCATTTGTACTGTGAATGGGAAGTTCTTTTTAGTTACTTCGATAGCCCACTTATCAATCTCACTAGCATGATAAATACCTACTGGTACACCTGCTTTTTTTAATGCCAACTGACCGCAAGACATACCATCAAATAATGAGAATACATTTATTGGTTTCATATTATCTCACCTCCAACATTGAAAAAGGTACTCTGTAACTACCTTCGTTTTCTATATCAACAACTGCTTTTTTAATTGCAAGTTTAGTTACTACTCCTTTTGATCGTTTAGTTTTTTGAACAACCCATACTTCATCACCAACATTAATTCTTGCTTTAGCATTCAATGTCATTGTGTCGTGAATCAAATCAATCAATCCATTGTAATCATCAATTGAAAAGTTTGAGTTATAAATTTCAGTTCTTAGTTCGTGTATTTTCATGTCAATCTCCTTAGTCTAATAGTATCATGTAAGCATCAGGCTCGTGTTTAATAAACCAATCCAAACCCTTCCGCATTGTGTCGTAATCTTTAAAAAGTTCAGCACCCATAATGCTATCGTAAACTGCAACAGCATCAGGTGGTATAGTAATTTTATCACCAGTAAATCTATTGGCTACTTCAACAGGTTTTGTATCTATCACTCTGCAATCAAAAGGTAATTCTCTTTTACTCATTTTTTATTCTCCTTTATTGAATCAACTTCAAAAGTTATACTAGACATATCGCCTATACTTTGAAACTTTCTTTTCCAAGTAGATTTATCATAGTCTACTATTTTATATCCGTGTTCTGGGTCAGTTTTTATTCTTCCGTTCTTATGTTTTTCATAAACCCAGATACGCTGATTAGTTTCCAACCATAATGTTTGTCCATAGTCACTAAACATTTCAACATCTATATCATATTTATTTTTTACATATTCTTTTAATGCGTCTTCGATTTCATAGCTCTCTAGTTTAATCTCCATTGTTTGTATACTCCTTTAGCTCTTTAGCTAATCCGTTTAATCTACTTGAAATCCAATACAGTTCTTTATCGCCTTTGAAAACTTTCTTTTCTAATTGTGTCTCTTTATTTTTTTTAGCAAGTATTTTAAATGCTCTAACAAAATGAACAATATCCATATCAAGAATATTTATATTGCCCTCACTTGATGATTCATATTCAAAAGATTCCTGTATATCAAAAGGTGCTTTTCTTTCTTCACACATTTGGTTTATCTCTAAAAGTTTTTTAAGTTTCATTCTATCTCCTTCCAAGTTATGTTGTTGTCGTTATACATATAAAAATTAATTCTCTTTCCATCTTTGTAGTCAAGCTCTGCAGTAAACTGTATGCTCAACAAACTCCTAACCTCTGCATGATACCATGTCTTGTCGTCATACCCATAATGCACTAATATCTTTTGACCTTTAGTTGGTTTAGCTTTCACTAGAAACCTCCTCAATTCCGAATGCGCTTACATCATCATATTTAACATCAGAATCTAAATGAGTTAATAAAATTTCTTTAGCGTGTTCTAGTGACTCAGCTTCAATATCATCTTCATAAGTTATTTTAAATGTTTTCATCATTCACCTCTTTGTATTGCTCTGCATATTCTTCATATTTTTTATCTTCTTTGTAATCTATGTGTGTATAAACTGCACCTGACCAAAGAGTTGCAAGCACAATCACTACTGTTAAAAATTCCATATTATTTCTCCACCTTTCCTTTTCTAGTGTATTTAGTTTTATCTCTGTGTGTCTTAGGTTTATGGAACTTGTCCATGTTTTTCTTAACTGGATTAGGTTTCTTCATCAGTCACCTTCACCCACCACTTAGGTTTAGATCTACCCTTCTCCCACTTAGCATAGTGTTTCTCGTTGATACAGTAGTCACGATATGCTTTGATAGGATCGTCATTCTTGTATTGATCTGGCATAGCTTGTGCAACTGTTGTTATATTTATGTCACCGAACAGTGCATCAAATGTTAAAGATGAAGGACAAGGTTTTAAAACATCTCTAAGCTTAGTTAAACTAGCGTGTTCTTTACCATAACGATATGTATATTCATCTCCTAATGCAATAAAATGTTTATACAACCACCTGTAATTACTTGCCGAGCCTCTAGCCCATATCGTGCAAGGGTGATTCCAATATGCTCTCTTGTATAAACCTACCTTGTCTGCATACTCTTCTCCATCTAATTCTCTGTGTGCAGTACAAAGCATCTGTGCTGTTTCCAACGGCATCTTCACTAGCATCTTATCTGGTTGTGCTTGTGCTGATTTAACAGGACAATCATAAAAATAAAATATATTCATAGTGTCTCCTTAGTATGTATATAGTTCTGTATAAAAATATTCTTTACCACACTCGTCACAAGTGTATATAGTATGGTCACGATTCGGTGTCATTTCATCTTCACAATTTTCACACTCATTTGAAAAACTTAATGACTCACTCATTGTCACCCTCCTCTAAAAGTTTGTCGGACTCTGCTTGATAGTCTTTGTTTCTATCAATATGAGTAAACCATTTTTGATCGTGTCTTTTGAAGAGATCATTTAGTTCTCGGTCTGATTCTTGAGGTGTATAACCTATGTCAATAAGTACATCTTTTAAGTGTCGCACTACGCTGTCCTCCTATTTAAGTTGTGAATTACAAAGCCACTTGTATCTGTCTTGGCTTTACCCTTTGCCTTCAACCCTACCACAACACGCTTGTTTCCGTCAAGGAATCTCATGTCTGTTTTATCTCCGTCAATGACTCGTAGCCCTTTAAACATAGGGGGTAGCGTCTTGCTACTGAAGACAACAGCAATGTTGTATTTAAGTTTATCGAAATAGTTTGCATACTTTTGATTGGCCTCTGAATAAGACCAGGTTAAATGATAATTAGATATGTGGGATATTTTTCTGGTGGGAATTTTAGTGTAGTCGTAAAACTGAACTTGAGGAAACTTTTCAAATACGGTCACACCTTCATGCTTAATAGTCTCCCATTGAATATCTGATGTGCCATTCAATCTAAGGGCAGGTTTCTTTTTATTTTTAATACATCTCTTTACAAACAAATCTATTTCTTTAAATAGTTTTGTCATGTATTCTTCTCTGTTATTTAAATACAACAAAGTCCTACGAAGTCTAGCTAATTGAATAGCGTTGGTAGTATCTTTCTTTCTAAATATTTTTGCTCTACCAGAAAGATTTAAACAAGCTTCAAAGCAATGACCAGCAGTAGCAAAAGGACACACAGTTCTAAGTGTTCCTCGTTGCATTAACAAGTCAGCATAATGATGAGGTAGAAGATGTTGAATCATAACAGTAAAGTCTTCAAAGACTTCTTCACTTTTAGAAGTTTTACTATTAGCTTGTCCTGCTGTTAAAAGAACAATAGGTTTATCTTTATAAACAACATCTAGTAAATGTTGCATATTTTTATATTCAATACCTTTATAAATTTGAATCATGTGTAATCTCCTCAGTTACAAATGGTTGTGTTGGGTTTCACAGAACATGGTAGCACCATGCAGAAATCTCTGTCAAACTCCTAAGTAATGGGGGGGTAGTTTTGATGAGCAGACTACCAACTGCTTGATAGTTTTTGGTTTAGCAGATAACTACCAACTACCGATAGTTTCTTAGGTTACACTAAAACTATCAAACTGCGTGTTGGTTTAGGTATCCAACAAACCCGTAGTTTGCTCTCTGGCTTACGTATAACTACATTACGACATCTCGGTTTAATGAGTAGATGCTTCCTCGTTATTAGTAGGCGGATAAGATACCAACTTATCTCTTATTCTGTTGTCGTGATACCTACATAACTCTACAAAGATAACAGTAAAGATAACAATAAAGAAACTGTATAGCTCTGTAGAATACTTCATAGCCACTTGGCTAATCTGTGGAGACAGTATACCCACAACCCAAAATTTCTGTCAAACTCCTATGTAACTAAACAACATTTAAATCAGGGCCAGGTATTATAAAGGCCAGTGGAAATATTTTAAAGCTCCTCATGGTGTTGTAGGATTCCTGACATTTAGTTAGTTTAAGCACCGCCAAAAAATTGGCATAAATTTGTTAAAGTTGGTTAATTTTTGAGCAATAAAAAATATTTTTTTAAGGTTTAAAAACATTTAATTAATTAAATAAAAAATTTTTTTCTTGACTTGTTTTTTGTGGTGGGTTATTTGTGGTGCTGTCAATTGTGACAACCATCGCGGAATAATCCGCAATTAAAAATGAGGTATTTTAATCGTGAAAGATAACAATAAAAAAACGATAGTCTATAAAGGTAACCAAGTAACCAACCTATACAAAGTAATTAATACAATTGCATATGGTTTTAATATGAAGCGAGCTAATGGAAATCCTGAAAAATCCAAAAAGCTGTACAGAGAAACAAAAGCAAATGTTTTAATGGGTTTAGGATTAAAATATAACAAGGACGATAAAACATTAACTCAAATTGAGGGCGCATTAAAGCAATTCAGTACGCTATTAGATAAGGGTACGAAAGAAATAATTGCCATTCAAAAGACTTGCAAAGAGATGAATGATTGGAATTTGTTTCCAATTGAGGAAAATAAAACATTCGTGGCGCGAGTTAAGAAAATGACACCACAAAAGAAAGCTAAAAAGGTAAGTGTCACTGTTAAAAAAGCTAAGGAGCAAGAAGATAAAATTGCGAATCTTGAATCTAAACTTGCTGAATTAACAGCTCTTTTAGGGGGTGTTAAATAATGGATTATTCTAGAAGACAATTAGCAAGAACTATTCCTTCAAGTAAAGAAGTTTTACAAAATAAATTAAATTTTTATAGAAATTTATTTTGTTTTTTTGCGGGGTTTTTAACTTGTCTATTATGGGTGGCTCTATGGTCATAAAAATTCATAGAGTAGTCAAAAAGAATGGCGAGCCAATTGCGTATACAGTCAAAATTAATGGGCGCAAATATCCTAAAGGAAATTCTAATTTTTATTTTCCTAAAGATAGAAGAAAAGACAGCGCGTTAGCAATGGCATATGACGAGTATTTACATAGTGAGGTTAGCCATGAATCTTGAATTAATACCATACTTAATAGCAACAGCAATAATGCTTGATTTATTGTTTATTTAAATTAACTAAAAAAGGATTAAAAAGACTCTGTAGAAATATAGGGTCTTTTTTTTATGTCACAAAATAATTCATAGATCGTTGAGTATATGAAACACAAAAAACATTAACTAAAATAAGGTTAAATTATGAATCAAAAAGACAATACAAAAATCTATCTAATGATATTAAGTTTTAACAATTATGATTTAAATAACGATAAACTAATTAAATGTTATAAGACATCAATGGATTGGAACGAAGTTTTACATCCAGAACTGTATAAAACGAATCCATATAAATTTGCTATGTTCGTTGATGATATTGCACAAAGATTATTTAAGAATGATATTTTAGATTAAATTTATCCAGTAAAAATTAAAAGACTCTATGAAGTTTCTAGAGTCTTTTTTTTTACCCTATGGGGTACTATTAGATTTTATTTATCTCTTTGTGTGGGCTATTTAACGAGCATTTAAGAATATATTCATCAATAACATTAAGATTATGAATAATAATCGTCCATGTATTTCAAATTTAAGAATATTTTAAAAATCTATGAGGGCTATAGAGTAAAATACAGACTCTAAAATCTCTCAAATTCTTTGTTATCTTCCATAAAAAAGACTCTAAAATTCTTTAAAGTTTCTTTAATGCGCAAATAAAAAACTTTTTAGACTATAAAGGACTATGAAGTCTATAAAAAAATTTCTATTAAAAGAACTATGAAGTTCTTTAAAGTAACTCGCGAGTCTTTGAAGGGCAGGGCAGGATCACCCCCACCCCCTGGGTATATATATGCACATGCTTCTACATTTTTCAGAACTTTTCAGTGTTAAGAAGATACTAAACAACCTATGTCGCGCTTAATAAGCCTCTATAAAGCTCTATAAAACTCTATAGTACTATATATCTATGCAACCCCGGGGGGTACAAGGATATTGTACAGTCATATTTCACATTTGTCAAGGCCTATTGAGAAAATAAATTACTTGACAAACTCTTTAAAGTGTTCCTATAATATAGGTTATGTCTAATTTACCTGCTACAAAAAGAAACCTCACAGAAAAACAAGAAGCCTTCCTTGAAAACTTAGTAGAAACAAAGGGAGACTTAAAGCTTGCAGCGGAGCTTGCAGGATACTCAGGAAATCACTATCAAATAATACAATCTCTTAGACAAGAAATAGTAGATTTAGCCTCAGACGTACTTGCTCGCGAAGCTCCAAAGGCTGCTTTTAAGTTAATTGAACTTATGTCTACAGAACATTCTGTACCACAAGCGAATATTAAAGTACAAGCAGCACAGACTATCCTTGATAGAGTAGGTGTTACTAAAAAGGAAAGACTAGATGTTAATCATAACGTCACAGGAGGCATCTTTATATTGCCTGAAAAGCAAACTATTGATGTTGATTTTGAAGACATAACTACGGAGGACACATAATTATGATAGATTTTGTAATTATAACTAGCTTTATAGTGGTTGTTGGTATGGTTGTTGTTAAAAGACGTAAGCCAGAACTCTATGATTCTATAATGAGTAAACTAAAAATTAAGAGATAGTAAAGCATGACAGATATACCTAAAGGCTATATCAAAAAGAAAAGTGTTACAATTCCTTTTGGGTATAAACTAAGCTCTATTCAGGGTTATCTTGCACCCATTCCTTCACAACTTGAAGAACTTAATAAAACTCTCCATAAAATATACAACAAAGAAGCTTCGTTACGCGAAGGAGCTTTACTGTTGTCTGAAAAAACGGATAGAAAGATTAGCCATGTTTCTTTAAAGACTTATTTAGATAAAGATTTATGGTTAATTTTTCCAGAAGAATATGTCACGGATGACAATGGAGAGTTTGTTTTAAATAAAGACGGTAAACCTCGTAAGAAAAGTGGTAGACCAAAGAATAAACCTGGAGCTAAGAAAAGATACAACTACTCTAAAACGCATCAGAGAAAATTAGCTCTTGCAAGAAGACAAAAAGAACTTAAAAAAGCTGAAAAGCGTGTTCAAAATAAGAAAAAACAATTAAAGAAAGAAAAAAAACTACTAGATAAAGTTACTGCTCCTCCTCAAAGCAAACAATCTAGAATAGTTTCTGAAGAAGAATTAGAAAATACTACAGATTCTATCCAAGAAACTATAAAAAACTCTAAAGTTATCTTTCATCCCAACGAAGGGCCACAAACAGACTTTCTTGCTGCAGGTGAGAAGGATGTTCTTTATGGTGGTGCTGCAGGTGGTGGTAAATCTTACGCAATGTTAGTTGATCCACTACGTTATGCGCATAAAAAAGCTCATCGTGCCTTAATTCTTAGACGATCTATGCCAGAACTGCGCGAAATGATCGACAAATCCAGAGAACTTTACCCATTAGCCTTTCCTGGTGCTAAGTTTCGTGAAGTTGAAAAGCTTTGGAACTTTCCAAGTGGTGCAAAAGTAGAGTTCGGCTTCCTTGAACGTGATGCAGATGTATATCGTTATCAAGGACAAGCATACAGTTGGATTGGTTTTGATGAAATAACACATTTACCTACAGAATTTAGTTGGAACTACCTTGCTTCTCGACTTCGTACTACCGATCCCTCTATTCAAACTTATCTTAGATGCACCGCTAACCCTGGTGGTGTAGGTTCTTCGTGGGTAAAGCGAAGGTACATAGAACCTGCAGAACACAACACAAGTTTTAAAGGTAGTGACGGTTTAAGTAGAAAGTTTATACCTGCAAAACTAGCTGATAACCCTTATCTAGCAGAAGATGGGGTATATGAGCAAATGCTAAAGTCTTTACCGCCTACTCAAAGAAGACAATTACTAGAAGGAAACTGGGATGTTTCAGAAGGCGCAGCATTTACAGAATTTGATCCAAATGCACACATTATTAGTCCATTTCAAATACCTATTGCATGGGAAAGAGTAAAAGGAATTGACTACGGATACGCTTCTGAGAGCTGTTGTTTGTGGGGAACATTAGATATTAACGATGGAACTTTAATAATTTATCGAGAATTGTACCAAAAAGGCTTGACAGGACAGGATTTAGGCTCTATAATAACAGAGATGGAACTACAAGATCCTTTTTCAGTTCCCGGTGTTCTTGATACAGCCGCATGGTCTAAAACAGGAACAACAGGGCCTACTGTAGGGGAGGCTTTAGTGCGTGGCGGACATAAACTTAGACGCGCTGATAAGAATAGAATACAAGGAAAAATACAGATACACGAATATTTAAAAATTCAAGACAGTGGCAGACCTAAATTACAAATATTTAATACTTGTCCAAACTTAATACGAGAACTTCAAAGTATTCCATTATCTAAAAATAATCCTGAAGACGTAGATACACATGCTTCAGACCATGCTTACGATGCTTTGCGATATTTAATTATGAGCAGACCAAGAGTAGAAGGAGCATTATCTAGATTAAGAGATATAAAAAGAGAAATATATATTCCTTCTGACTCAACATTTGGTTATTAAATATGCAAGAAAATGACAATACATTTTTAAACGCTAACAACATCTATGAAGAAGTTGAGGGCGAAGTAGGTAAAAACCTTGTATTAGAAGATAATCAACAAACAACTTTAGTTGGTTTAATTAGATCAAGATTTCAACAAGCAGAAGAATCTAGACAGACAGACGAAAGAAGATGGCTTAATGCGTATGAAAACTACAGAGGTCTTTACAGTAAAAATGTAAAGTTTAGAGAGTCTGAAAAATCTAGAGTCTTTGTAAAAGTTACAAAAACAAAAGTACTTGCTGCATTCGGACAGCTAGTAGATGTTATGTTTGGAACTGGAAAATTTCCTATAGGTATTAGTGAAACATTGATGCCAGAAGGAGAAAAAGAAAACGCATATTTAGATATTAATAACCCAACCCCAGGCATAGAACAACCTGATAATATAGGTAATCGTTTAGAAGATCCTCCTCAAGAAAACCCTTATGATGTAGGTTATATGGGAGATGGTCGTGTTTTTAAACCAGGCGAAACATATGGAGAAGGTTTTTATCAAGCTCCTCCTCCTGATAAAGCAGAAGAAGAAGGAATGTTTTCTGAAGGTCTTTCTCCAGATCCACAAGTTCCTGAAATTTCTCCAGCACAAAAAGCTGCAAGACGCATGGAGAAACTTATACATGATCAAATAGAAGAATCTAACGGTTCGTCAGAAATACGAAACGCTTTGTTAGAAGCTTCATTACTTGGTACAGGTATCGTTAAAGGGCCTTTTAACTTTAATAAAAAATTAAATAAGTGGAACACAAACGAAGAAGGCGAGAGAGAATACAATCCTTTAGAAGTTAGAGTTCCTAGAATAGAATTTGTAAGCTGTTGGGATTTCTATCCAGATCCTGCAGCAACTGATATGGACGAGTGTGAATATGTAATACACCGCCATAAGATGAACCGCAGTCAACTTAGACAGCTACGCAATATGCCTTACTTTGACGAAGAAGCTATTCGAGCTTGTTTGCGTATGGGTGCAAACTACGAAGAAAAAGATTTTGAATATCAACTTAAAGATGATGCAAGAGTTGATGAAGAGTATCAAACTAACTTTGAAGTTTTAGAATATTGGGGTTTAATGGATGCGGAGTATGCTAGAGAAGTTGGTATAGAGCTTGACGAAGATATTGACGATCTAGACGAAGTACAGATTAATGCTTGGATTTCAGGAAACAAAATACTTCGAGCTGTTATAAATCCATTTACACCGTATCGTATTCCATACCATGCGTTCCCATACGAAAGAAATCCTTATAACTTCTTTGGTATTGGTATAGCAGAAAACATGAGCGATTCACAGCAGGTTATGAATGGTCACGCTAGGATGGCTATAGATAACTTAGCTCTATCAGGCTCTGTAGTATTTGATGTAGATGAATCAGCTCTTGTAGGTGGTCAATCTATGGAAGTATTTCCTGGAAAGATATTCCGCAGACAAGCAGGGATGCCTGGTCAAGCAATACACGGATTAAAGTTTCCAAACACATCTAATGAAAATATGATGATGTTTGACAAGTTTAGACAACTTGCAGATGAACAAACAGGTTTGCCTAGTTACAGTCATGGACAAACAGGTGTTCAAAGTATGACAAGAACAGCGTCACTC